ATACAAACAAAGCGAAAAATGTCAAAATTTCCAGAAGAAAACTCTCCATGGTACAAGGAAGAAGTTTCAATTTCACACTTCCTTGACTATGTCTCATCACGTGCAAAGATAGCCAAGATGGGGAAAAAGATCACAAATATCGATTCTAAGGTTTACTATAAGTTGAGACACAATTTACTCAAAACTTATGTTTTGTCCAACCTCAATTATGAGAATTTCGCAGAAATACCATTTACCTCTTACCCAGAATTAGGGGTAAATTCTGAAAGAACACCCGATTTCTTAGTTCCTGCGGGAGAGTCTTTTCTTTTAATTGAATTCACTTTTTGCAACAAGTATGAAAGTGTTTTGAGAACTAAAGACATATTTTCGAAATATGATGCAGAAAAGAGGCAATCATTGATACCAATTGATGATTATTACATATTTTTATCTTTGGACAAGGATATTGAAGACACCCTATCTGTTATATATAGGATTTCTTCAAAATATAATATCCCACTTATGGACTCTGTTAAAGATGAGATTAAAGATATACATGACACATTGTTGAGTGTGACTGCGTATCTTAATGATTATATGCCTGATTTACTGATGATGAATTTGGACATTGTAAACGTTGATATTAAAGTTGAAAACATAGTAACTGCACCAGAACCTTTTAATGTCCATCAAAATTTGATGGGTCGCAAAGCTGTCAAGAGTTATCGTGTCAAAAGCCTTTTACGCAGATTTTCTAGAAGATTAACACAGTCTTTGAGGAGGAAACCTGAATGGGCAACCTATGTAGTAATTTTAAATTTTGTCACAAATAACTGTTATGTTGTTGAACGAGTCGATGCTGCGTCTAGAGAAACATTACTGAATCTTTTAGATTTGATGAGTGATAGACTCATTGAATTCTGTGAAATTGTAGGGGATGTTTACTTGGAACAGGATATTTTAAAAGGAAGGGATCCTATCTTAACAGAGGAAGAATTGTCAAGAGAGCAGGACAAAGTTTCTGTTGTAGACGTTCAGCATTTTGAAGCTAGCTATAAAAAAAGACTGTTCAATGACCCTATGTACACTGTCTCTGATGCATCTTTAGAGCAGGTGGCAGATAAGGTTTTTGACTTTTATTCAAAAAAACTTGAAGAAAAAATCAAAGAGTCCAACACGGTCGAATATAAGTCTTCTCCTTTTATCTTTCATCCTTGTAGTTTTATGACTAAAGGCACTTTTGATGTTGTTTTTGACACAGGAACTTTCTTGACTACTAATTTGATAAGAATTGCTCAGGGCAAGAATGTCGTGGGTAAAACAATAATTGAAAGAAGCATTGATTATTCCGCTATAGAAAAACTTAATACACATGTCGCAAAACAAGGCTTCACTTTGAGGAGAAAATATCGTGCTAACTTCCAACTTTACTCAAGAATGAGAGAGGATAAGTTTTCAAAGGAGTTTAAAGAGAATTTAGAATTGAAGGATATGGATGATTATCGCAAATTGAGATCAACGTATAAGTCTATGATTACTGAAGAAACGAGATTGGTTTACAAAAATAGGATCAGGATGAATCTGAAAAAGGACTCCAGATTTGAAGACGAGATGACCCATTTCAAAAAGTCACAAAATATCCACAGAATTGCTGCAAATGGTGACCTTGAGGGTATTAGAGAAAATTACCAATCATTTTTAACTGAGATTTTTGAAGTAACTGACAACAAAGTTCCAGATCTAATTTTTTCGGACACGAAACCCCTAGGCGATAGTTTGGCTGTTAATTGTGAGGAAATGTATGAGGATCTTTTCAAAATAGAAACGGAGTTTCGGGGTACAAGATTAGCTCATTCTGCCCTTTTCATTAGTCAATGGTGTTATAGCTTAATGTTTTATTCTAATATTAAATTGAATAAGGACGATTTCATTTATGACAATTTAGGCAATACCAATACCTTATTAATGGTTAAAGGCGGTAAAAAAATTAGAAGTACAAGAACAAGTCGTTTGTTTAGACTTTTATTTCCTATAACTGATGCACAATCATTAATAATAAACTCCAATAGTAACAAGATATTCCTTTATAAAGGTTCGAAGTATTGTTTAACACCTTGGTCTTTGTTGAGGATATCTTATTTAAAGAAAGGTTTTGAAATTTATAGTAACTTGGGAAACTATTATGTAACTAGTTACCTTGAATCGAATTTGAACAGGGATTCTTTTAATAGGTTTATCAGCATTAAGATTTTGCTAATGTTCTCGCAAAAAAGAAAACTGGAAGTCTGGTTCTCTTCTCTGAGGTATATATTCTTTAACTCTTTAGGGACACATACTGATTTGTTAGGTCTTCTTAAGGATATGCCCATTCTCCCTTATGACACATTGATTCTTTTGTTACAATCAAGTTTTTTCATCAAGTACAAAGATATCTATAAAAATATGCAGAACAAAAAACTTTTTGATCTCCTTTGGTTAGACACTTGTGACAATTTTGAGTTGATGATTGAAAGGTTTGAAGAAAATCTGTTCATGGCTAAAGCTCCTTTTAATCCCGTCTCAGAACACTTGAAAAACATGAAATCTGTTTTTGATACACATAAATATTTTATGGATTCTGTTGGCTCTTCTGATCCTTTGACTATATTAGGCAAGACAGATAAGAAAGATCTTGACAATTATTATGAGGAGTTAGAAAAGTTTGATTTTAATTTTGATTCTAAAATGTCTTACTCAGTTGGGGACTTTGCAGGCTCATATATTTCAACATCTATTAACAAGTCAGAATTGACAGAAAAATTTAATGAACTTCTTGCAAGAAACTACACTGATATCAGCACAAGCAAAGGAATGAGAGAGGATGATACACAGGGCTTTTTTGGGAAGAAGGGTCATGATGTTGTTTTCTCTAAAATGAATTTAAACCCTGTCAAAATAATTGATGATTTCCCTAAGGATTCTAGAGAGTATAATAAATTAATCAGAGAAACAGAAAAAACCTTTGCAGATAAAATATCAGAGCTCAGTGACTTTTGTTTACTCTTTGACATGAAGGACAAAGAGCAATATAAAGGATCTCGGGAGATTTATGTTATGAGTGAGAATACTAAATTATTACAAAACCCTTTAGAGAAATTTTTTGCTCAATTGTGCAAGATGTTTCCTAATGAGTTAATTCATAAACCGAGTGGTGCTAGGCCAAAATTTATCCATAGCAAACTGTTCGAACATAAAGCCGACTCTGGGGAGTTGATGTATTGTACAATGGATTGTAGGAAGTGGGCTCCTAGGTCTAATTTATGGAAGTATTATTTTTTTGTGCAAGGTATGGCTAAATATTTACCTGAGAATTTTACAACTTATTTCTTCAATTTTTGGTCTTTGATGTTTACGAAGAGAATTAGATTCCAAAGGCATTATGTTGAGAAACTGATAACAAATGAAGGTTACAAATGGGCTAAGGATTATCTGGTAAAAAGCTCTGATGACACTTTTGATTTAATAATGCCTTACAGCTTTATGATGGGTATTTTTAACTTTCTATCGTCTTTAATGCATGCCGCTTCACAAATCTACTTCTCTGAAAAAATTGCTAGCACTATTGGTGTAGACTGCAATTTTGTAGCGCATAGTGATGATAGTGCCGGTATCCTTGTGGCAAAAGACTATGACAAATGTCTATTTGCATTTAAGCTGTACGAAAAGTTTCAAAGAAGTTTAAACCATCTGATGTCCAGGAAAAAATGTAGTTTATCAAAAAGAAGTTTTGAGATAATCTCTATTATGTATTGCGATAAAGAGTTTATCCCTATGACACATAAGTTTTTAACGAATATTAGCTTTGACCCAAAAGGAGCAGGATGGTATGATGACATTGCTGCTGTTACGGGTAAAATTGTTGACCTGTACAACAATGGAGGCAGCTACTTACAATGCTATGGTGTGCAATTAACTTTGTCAGAATTATTAAGGAAGGCTTATCATTTACCAAGGACGCAACTGTTATCACATGTGCCTCTGTCTCTAGGTGGAGTACATAATTATCATCCTGTTCATTCAATCTTAGTAGGTACTAGAGCTCAAGAATGTCTGTTGGATCTGACAGAAAGCTCACTGCTAAGATCCATGAGAATCAAATATTATATCACAGTAACAGGAGATTACAACCCTACAATTGGTCATAAACCACTTTATGTCTTCCCTTATTTCAAACATCATGAGGGCACTTTAGAAATTGAAGATTCAACAAAGGATAAACTTTCCGCTATTGCATCTTTGCCTTTTAAAAATACTTTAATTTCGTATTTAAAACATATAAATAAGCTCTTTGATAAACAATATGTGTTTAGTTTGACTGGTGTTGATTCCAATCAGATAATGCTTTCGACCCTCTTTTTTAGGTGCTCTTTAGTTATCGGCGACAAAAGTACTTTGTCTCTAAGAAACGCTGTTGAATCCTATATCACTCTATATAAGACTCCCATAGGTAATGAAGACTTGAATTACACTTATCCGTTGGGGAATTACATGTCTTATTTTCGACAAACAGAGAAACTAAAGATATCTTATAAAAAAGTTAACATTGATAGAAAGAAAAGCTGTAAACCTGTTATTTATAACACTTTAGAAAATTTTAGCTTAAGATTATCTCAAGAAAATATGATGATATTGTCTGCAATGGAGAAATGGGATGGCATAAAGAATATCTTCACTCAGCCAGAAAAATATAATGCCTTAAAAAAATACCTATTAAATTCTTTACCAGGATCTTTAGACGAAAAGATAAACTTCATAAAAAATTTCGACCCTTCTGAGAAAGAAGACAAAATTAGATCAGGATATTTGTTTATCCCAAGTCAGATTAAAATAGACACACCGTCAAGATTCTTCACTTATTCACTTTTATACACAAGTAGAAGATACAAGATTTCAAGTCAAAAACCACAGCTCTTTACTCCTAGTGAATTTAGTTTAGAGAGTCGTGGATTTGAACATCTAAAGCACGAATACTTGATTTTTAAATTAATTAATAAATATTTAGCAGACGACAAAAAAGTTAGTATTTCAATAGATACTCTTAAAACTTGCGAACATTGTAAGTCTAATAGTAACGCTGTAACTGATTGTAAAAATTATCTTGAAATGTTTTCTAAAAGAGAGTTTCAAGACTTCAACCCTGTTTTACCCTTTGTTGATTACACTACAGCACAGATTCGAGGTAAAAATGTATGGTACTCTTCATCTGATTTCAAAATTTATACTTTATTTGGCACAATAGAAAGTTACACCGTTGAAGGAGAAGTGTGGACTAAGTGGAATACTTCGGATAGTGATTATTTACAAGCCCTGTGGGGAATTTATAGGATTTTTTGCCAATCGAGAGGTATTAAACATGAAACTCCTGTATTTCAAGATACAGGATTGAAGGAGGCTAAAATTGCATTCACCGATTTTGACACTCCTTATATCCCAAATACTTATAGTAAGGGCATGGTATTACCTCATAGTAGAATAACTGTTTCAGATACCTTGATGCCTAGAATACATAGAAGGGGGAAAAAGTTTATGTTAAATGATAGAGTCGTTGACTTTGAAATTTATGCCGTGTATGATATAAGTCAACAATTGTATACATCTCACAAATTAGAGCCAATAAAAAATATGATTTATACGCTAGATATTGAGGTATCTAAAGATGAGTTGATGTCTAATTTTGATAATTCAAAGTTGTATAAGATTGTTACACAAGATCAGATTCATTACTCATCACGATCTGACAAATACCTTAGAACAGGTATGCTTGGTGCACCTGGTTCATTTACTAGAGCTTTAACCATTGCTGATGAGAATAAAATCACCAGGTATCGAAGTTCGTTCAACCCTAAGTTTATTTCTAAAGGTGCAATAGAGTTTGATACCGTTGAGGGTGTTCCCATATTGGACATGTTTGCTAAAATCAATTATACAAGAATGAGGTCTCAAGATAAAATAAGTTTTGACAAAGTTTTGTCAGGGAAATCCCTAACTGCAAACGATAAACAAAATTTGATTTCTCTAAAGAATAAGATGGGCCTGGAAGCTTTAGGAAGTGCTTTAGTCATGCACAAACATATTTTAAGAAATATGATAGCAGGAAACATGACTGAAGTCAATTTAGATGTCCTGCAAGAGCTTTTAGACACAGTTTTAACCGTAATTCATGATTGTATGGATTTGTTTCCGAAATACAATGTTAGACTTGAGTATCCGGGCAGTCCAAATAGTTTTTGGTGTGTGTTGAAAACTATGATAAACTTGAATTATAGCAGAAAAGAGTTGGCTCTCCACTTGATTAGAGGTCTGCTTCGAGCAAAAAATGATAATAATCACAAATTCTGGAGCATAATATCAAACAATATATTATTAGCATCGACAATTATAAATAATAAGAATTTTGTTAATCTAGTTAGTATGTTTCAAGGTGTAGTTGGCAAGTTAGGAAAGAAGATTATGAAGAAAATGTTGTTTGATGACTCTGGAAATCCAAGGTATAGAAGACTGGCTTTAGCAAAAGACTTAAATATTGATGATGATGTTGATTATGATATGGTTAGTGGAGTCTGTCTCGAAGAAGGTGATCCCGTGATTCTAGATGAAGATGCCTTGGATAGTATTTCCGCAGGGGATGGATTAGACGAAGATGAAGATTATGATATTGAAAGTAGAGATTATGATGAGGATAATGATAGTTATTTCTGTGTTGCATATACTACTTATCAAGTTATGGGGGCCATGCAAGATACAGCGTTAAACGATTATTCTACTGTCGAATTATTATGTCCTACAGAGTTTTTATGCTTCCCTTGGTTAGGTCTTGGAGACTACGAAATAACAAACTATAAAGGCGTGTGTTATTATAAAAGTAGTTTCCCTGGGACACAGCATTTTAAGGAGTTGGATTTGAGTAAAGCAAAACCTATAAAAATGATAGAATTTAGGGATGTTACTGAGGATACCACTCTTAAGGATAAGGCTAAAATCAAAAAGGAAATAGAAGAAAATCAAAAAGACTTAAAAATGTCCGTTGAATTAAAATTAAAAATACATGATTTAGAAGTAACCATCATGGATTTGGATAACCTTTTAGAGGATACTAAATTGAGTGATGAAGATCAATTGCTCAAATCTAAAGAATTAGATAAATGTAAGTTAGCAAAAAACAATTATGATTTAGAGTTGTTTAAAATAGAGAGAAGGATCAAGGACTACCAAGCATCTGAAAGAAGTCAAAAAATGACAGAAAAGATTAAAAAAGAAAAATTATTGCCGAGGGTGTTAACTGATAGAGACACAGCTATAGAAGCATTGAAGGAGTTGAATATTTTTAATTCTAGATATGTCGACAAACTGTTCCCAGGGAACAGTATAGATTATGACAAAATATTTGAAGATTTGATAAAAACTTTTGAATATGCAGGGTTTGAAAAGACAATTAATGAAATAATTCGGGGTCGAGCTTATGGCAGACATCATCTCCCTGGGTTTCAAGGACTTCTTGAGGATAATATATTGATGGCTGAATTAAAGTCTCTTTTCGGAGAAAACTGTTATGCTATACTTCAAGGTAACATAAGATTGACAAAATCAGCATATAATCAATTTTATAAGTTCATAGTCCGTAATTATAATAGAGCTGAAGTAGAAGATAAATCTATGTTACTTTTTGTCATGTCTATATTGTTGGACACAGTAACATTTGATCAGAGTGATGGCTGGTTTACAGATGCTATAACTGAGATATTTGAAAAAATAGACAGTAGGATAAATCCGGATGTAGAAACTATAATAATGCCAGTGAATCCGAGACCTTCTACAATTACTTATAGAGAGATGGATCTGTTTGATTAAGTCATTGAAGGTAGGAGGGAAGCAAATAAGAAAAATAAATGAGACAACTTTCGAATACAATAAACATATGTTTACCCTAAGTCCATTCATTTAGAATTTAAATTCTTATTGTTTTTAAATCGCGCTTTTGTTATATACC